ATGACCGACACCTACACCACCTCAGGAACGCAGGGCCGCTTCACGGCTCGTGTCAAGCACATCGACAACACGTCCCAGACCACGACCGTGAACTTCAACTACATCGCCATCTACTAGGGAAGCCATGAATGACCAAGAACCCAACAGACTCTCCTTCACCTCAACTTCGACACTGGCTGGCAGTCGCCGGGTATCTCGTCGTGCTCGCACTGGCAGTCCACGACCAACTGACCGACCCGCCAGCCGACACCGAACTGGTGACGGCAGTGGTGACACTCACCGCCGCCTACGCAGGCTTCGGACTCGACCTGCTCAGAAAGTAAAGACCACCGTGACCACCTACCCCTTCACCTGCCTGTTCACCGCCGCTGGCTTCGTCGCCAGCGTCCTCGTGTTCTGGCTCTAGCCCATCACTCGACCATAAGGAGGCCACCATGGCCCGCAGCAGAAGCCGACGCCGTCGGGGAGTCTTCCCCATCGGTGAGAAGCCCCAGACCACCTACACCTACGGCAAACGCATCGCGGCCAAGTTCGGCCTCACGATGACCTCCCTCTACCGATCTCCAGCCCACAACGCAGCCATCGGTGGAGCCCCGAACTCATGGCACACCAAGGGGATGGCCGTGGACTTCGTGCCCAACGACGGCAACTGGTCCAAGTTGGACAAGGCCGTGCTCTGGCTCAGGCTCCGCTTCTCGCCCAAGACCGTCGAGGTCCTGTGGAGGACGAGCGGTCACTGGGACCACCTGCACGTGGCCTTCAACCCAGCCAAGGTGAAACCGTCCAAGAAGGTCCTCTAGTGAGACGCCTACGGAGACGGCTCAAGCGGCTGCTGGTCAGGGTCAAGGTCATCCGCCGCAAGATCAGGGCCGAGAAGGCCAAGCAGGCCAAGCCCTCGGGCCTGTCCAAGAACGGGGCCGAGTTCATAGCCGAGTTCGAGGGCTTCTCCCCGGTCCCCTACGACAACGACGGGGCACCGGGTGGGAACTGCACCATCGGCTACGGCACCCTCATCCACCTAGGTCCCTGCCGCAAACAGGACTACAAGGACTGGGGCACCATCACTCAAGAACGTGGACTGGAACTGCTCCAGGACGAGTGCCAGACCGCGTGGCGTGTGGTCGAGGAGTTCGTCACCGTGCCGATCACGCAGAACATGGCCGACGCCCTCATCTCGTTCTCCTACAACTGCGGCTCGGGCGCCTTCATGTCGTCCACCCTGCTCAAGGTCATCAACGCCGGAGGCTCCGAGCAGGCTATCCGCCACGAGTTCTCCCGCTGGGTCAAGGCCAACGGCCAGACCATCCCCGGCCTCGTCCGCAGACGCAAAGCGGAGGCCGACCTCTACTTCACCCCGTAGTCCACGGGCCGCATGGCCCCTAAACAGAGGAGTGAACATGAAGAAGCACCGCCCCACCCCCAAGGTGGCCTCAGCCACCATTGGAGGTGCCCTAGTGACTCTGGCCGTCGGTCTGGGTCTCCAACTCTCACCAGAGATGGCCGCAGCTGTGGCCACGATTGTCTCGTTCTTGGCCGGGTACTTGAAGGCCGAGTAGGACGAGTCAGGTGTCTGCCTATAAACGAGGAGCAGACCGGGAGCGTCAGGTTGTCCGCTTGTTTCGGGAGCGTGGCTGGTCTGCTACCCGATCAGCGGGCAGCCATGGCCCTGCCGACGTGGTCTGCCTGAGGGAGGGCTACCAGCCCATCCTCGTGCAGGTCAAGACCGACACGGCTGGACCTTGGGCTCACTTCGGGCCTCAGGAGCGTCGAGAACTACGTGAGGAGGCTCGCAGGGCAGGTGCTAGAGCACTGCTGCTCCACTGGCCTCCCCGCGGCACCCGCAAGTTTATCTTCGAGGAGGGATGGCCCAATGACTGACCGCAAGACCCAGCACCAGTATCCGCCGGACCCAGAGTTCCTTGCCATGGTGGACCGCCTTGGCCCCGTCAAGACCGCCGTCAAGTTGGGAGTGTCGAGAGGAGCCGTGGCCAACCGGGTCCGCAAACTTCGGGCCGCCAAGGCAGACCTGGAGACACCCGGTCTGACCACCAACACCGACGGCACTGCCACGGTCGTCACCTCCGCCGATCTGCCGAGGGCATGGAGCCCTGATGAGATACTTCGTGACTCCGGCCTTGACCCGGACGAATACGTGGTCAGGCAGGTCAGGGTCAATCGTTGGGGACCGCTGGAGGATCCCAAGTATCAGGTCCGAGTGGACGTGGCTCCCGAGTCAGGGGTCATCAAGGTGCCCGACCCCTCCAGCTGGAAGCCGCCCAAGCCGCCTAAGCGGACCAAGAAGCGGACGGGCCATGAGGTCGGCTTCGTGGTCGGAGATCACCACGCCCCCCACCACGAGCCAGTGCTCCACGAGTTGTTCCTCCAAGCCGTGGCTGAGACCGAGCCAGACTTCATCGAGTTCAACGGTGACCTGCTCGACTTCTCGACCCTGAGCCGTCACAGGGAGTCCATCTCTGGTGACTACAACGAGTCAGTCTCCGACTGCCTTGAGGCTGGCTTCCGCATCTTGGCTGACATCCGCTCGGTGGCTCCGGCCGACTGCCGCATGAGGCTCAAGCGGGGCAACCATGACGAGCGGCTCCAGACCGCCGTCATCGACGCCCAGATCGGGGAACTCCGGCACCTGACCGCGGCCAACGAGGACGTGCCCGTCCTGTCACTGAGGAACCTGCTCCACCTGGACGCCCTCGACGTGGACTACGTGGACGAGGACTGGAGCCTTGCCAAGACCCGCCTGACCCCCAAGTTGAGCGTCCGCCACGGCACCTCGACATCCAAGAACGCCGGGGAGGAACTGCTCAACCGCCTCGGAGGCTCGGCCATCCAAGGGCACACTCACCGCCTCAGTGCCCGCTACCGCTTGGAGTGGCACGAGGACGAGGATGAGCCCTACTCCCTCAGGACCGCTTGGGAGGGAGGCACCATGGCCACCATCCCCGGTGGCCTCGGCTACGTCCCCTCAGGTGAGCCTCAGTGGGCCAACGGCTTCTTGGTCGTCCACACCTTCAAGGACGGCCGCTTCACCGTGGCCCCTGCGGTCTACGTCCCCAACTGTCTGCTGATGCCCGACGGGCACCGCTACGACGCATGAAGAAGGCCCGCCGAAGCGGGCCTCCTTGTGCTGCCTCTGTAGCCCTCCTACGAGTTGCGGATGATCTCGTATACGGTGCCTCGGTTGATGCCAGCGGCCTTGGAGATGTCCACCTTGGACATGCCCTCCTTGACCGCCTCCAGCACCGCCTCCCTCAACTCCGTGGCGGCCTTCTCACGAGCCTCAGCAGCCCGCTCAGAGGCCCTACCAGCGGCCCTGAGACGCTTCGTGAGGTCGTCAGCCATTCTGGGTCACCCGCTCCAGCATCTCCTTGACCTCAGCCACCGTGGGGTCCTCCAGCAGTGTCTCAAGCGGCTCATGGTCTTCTGGGTAGTCGGGTCCGTAGACGCCGACCCTGATGCCGTCGTCCTCGTAGTCCACCAGCACTGTGAGGTCACGGACCGTGGTGTCATAGCACCCGTGACCGCTATACCCCCACGGACGGTTGAGGCCACCCTTCTCCCTCAGTTCCACCACGAACTCGTCCAACCGTTTCAACTCGTCCGACAGTTGAGTCTCTGACATGTCTACTCCTTCTCTTTCAAGCCGCGGGCAATCGCAGCGTCGTATGCCTTGACGAACTTCCGCGGCTCATAGCCGCAGTCAGACAGCACCGTCGGTGCATTGGGGATGCCAACCGCCTCGCAGAATGGGAGGTCAAGGCTGCCGAAGCCATCAAGGCTCAGGACGCACTCACCATCCACCCACACCTGCAGAAGGTAGCCACCGAACTCCCAAGTGGCGGCACTCAGACCTATCTGCCCCTTGGGGGTCTGGGCCACGAAACCGTCGGAGCCGTTGTCAAACGGCTGCCAATCCGTTCCAAAGCCCAAGCCCTCGTAGAACTTGGCCACATCCTCAACGGGAAGATCGACCCGCTGTCCACCTCGTGTTGTTGCACTCATGTCTTGCTCCCTTCTTGTAGTTGTCACTTCCATGTTGGGGAGCATAACAGATGGTCGGACGGAAGTGTTGCCCACCCCCCCACCACCTACCCAAAGGAGCCGGAAATGGCCTCCCGCATCTGCGACGTCTGCGACATTCACTGGCCCGTGTCCGGCTACGGGCTCTGCCCTGTCTGCCGGACCCCCACCCATTACTCCATGGAGAGACCAGTGCCGTCCGATCAGGCCGAACGCCTAGCCAACGCCCTCAAGTTTGAGCGGTACTACGAGCGGAGAGAAGCCCAGCGGGTCAGGTCTGGCCAGCCCAGTCCCGAGGAGTTGGGGTCACGGGACGCACAAGAAGAACTCGACCAACGGAAGGACGGAGCATGAGCAGACGCAACAGGAACTACGAGGACTCGGCCCTGGAGGCCATCGGCATCCAAGCCAAGGCCGACTCCCAGACCACCAGAGTCTTCTCCCACGAGGTGCGCAAGCGGTTGGAGCACGGGGCAGCTGAGTATGGTGACGCCCACTGGTGGGAGGTCGGACTCGGGGAGTGCTTCCAAGAACTGGCCGACGAGGGCACCGATCTCGCCGGGTGGGCACTAGGGGTCCTTCAGGTGCTCAACTCCGAGGAGCAGGACGGCACCCTGACCCACGACGACGCCCACACCTGCCGCTTCTTGACCATGCAGGCCGCGGCCTTCGGGCTGCTGGCTTGGCAGGCCGCCCAGATAGCGGCTCAGACCTACCGTGAGTCGGTCAGCCCGACCGGGCCACCTCGACCTCACCGTGGCCGCGCCTAGTGTGAATGGCAAACCGCTTTATCTATGACACCGTTAGCGGTCACGGGGTATAACTTCACCATGCCGAACATCAGCCCCCATGACCGTCAAGTGTTGGAAGGACTCGTGATGGCAGTAATGCTGGCTCACAACCGACTGGAGCCGACTAGCCCTCTCCGTCGGATGACTGCCGTCGTCGCCTCTGAGATCGGTCGAGTGCTTCCTCCTCCGCCCGTAGATAAGCCCGCAGCAGGTCAGGGTCTACGGGCAGGTCAGTAGAGATCACCAGAGAACTCGTCGGAGGTAGCCCGAGCACCCCTCGTGGGCAGCCAAGTTCGGCCACCTGCTCCAGCAGGTAAGCCCGCTCCCACGCATTGTCTGGCACCGCCCCGGCCTCCCTTCGGCCCACCGTGGCTCCATTGACCTCTAGTTGTTGAGCCAGTTCATCTTGGCTCAATCTCATGTGGGCCCGTGCTGCACGGAGAGCCGCTGAGGTCCCTTCGGCAGTTTCGTAGGCAAACCTGGAGTCGTCATTCATGCTTTCACCGTAGCGGAAGTCCCCTACGACACCGCTCATCTGACAGACGTGCGGACATTCCGTCCGTGAGTTCAGGTAGGTTCTCCCGCATCTGAGTAGGAGGGAGCCCCCGTATGGAAACAATCCACTCTGCCGGAGTAGTCGCAGTCGGCATCTGTTTAGCCTTTGCCTTGGCTGAGGTCAGGTCAAGGTTGAGCCGACGCAGGAGAGGTGTCTGATCGTGACCTACCCCCACAACCTTGAGTCCTCGGTGTCCCCTTCTTCACCTGAGGACTCGGTGAGTGCCGCGGCTGACGAGACGCACGTCGCCCCACTCACCACCCCTTCGCTCATGGAGGTCGTGCTCGGACTACGGGCACGGCTGGACGAGTTGGAGCACCGCATGTATGCGGTGGAAGACAAGACGAGAGGAGACGCAAGTGAGTGATGCAACCCACGGCACCTTCAAGGTGAAGGCAGCCGAGACAGTCAAGACCGAGGTCGGGAAGTATGGCCTCAACGTCATCAAGGCCCAGTTCGAGAAGGACGGCAAGGTGGCCGAGGCGGAGTTCATGCAGAAGCCGGACACGCCCTTGCCCGCGGACGGTGAGTCCCTGACCGGGACTATCACCAAGAACCAGTTTGGCCTCCAGTTCAAGAAGGACAGGCCCGCTGGCTTCGGTGGCGGCTACGGTGGCAACAGGGAGGAGTCGATTGACAGGGCCGTAGCGGTCAAGTCAGCCACCTCCATCGTCTCTGCCCGCATCACCGCTGGCGAGTTGAAGGGTGAAGAAGCCGCCACGGCAGCCTTGGCCGCCATGGTCGAGGACATCCTCGCCATCGTCAAGGGGGACAAGGCAGACCCAAAGCCCGTAGCCGAGGCTCCCACCTCGGCCAAGACGGACGACGACATCCCGTTCTGATGGCCAACCTGCCCCCGGAACTGGCCAACCTTGACTTGCCCGATGACGAGATGGCTGGGCTGCTACTTGCCCATGAACTCCTCGTCGTGACTGGGGACGCCGTGTGGGAGGTCACCCCTCGTGGGTGACTACGGTGACCCAGTCCGCATCGTCACGGTCCCGGCACCCAGTGAGGTGCCGGGGCCTGTGCCGACGCCCGACAAGATTGAGGTGCCAGTGTGACCCGCCCGATGCCGCTGATCGGCTACCGCCTCTGGCTGGCCGACTCCACCGCTCGGACCCTGTCGAGCCTGACCTTCCAAGACCTGATCTGGGCACCTGGAGCCACCATGGAAGCCTCCAAGCGTCCCTCCGAGCCTGCCATCTACGGAGGCCACGGCCTCCACGCCATGACCAACTTCTTCCATGCGGACCCACAGACCGCCCGCTTGGCCGACTCCTACTCCCTCTGGCACACCATCTCAAAACTCAAGGAGAGGACCCGCGGTGAGACTGGCAAGCACTGGGTGGCCGGAGCCGTGCTGGCGTGGGGTGAAGTAGCCCTCCACGACTGTGGGGTCATCCGAGCCGAGTTCATGCGGCCCATAGCCCTCCACTACCAGCCGTCGGTCAGGGACCATCAGGAGCAGCCCCCCTTCCACCTTCACCTGCTGGCAGACAAGTATCACCTGCCCCTGTTCACGCAGCCAGCCTCCCTGACCGCCTACGCCGCGGAATGGGGCCAGCCCGTGGGCACCGAGATGTTGGGTGCGGCATGAAGGTAGTCGAGCAGACACTCCCTGAGCGGCACAAGGGGAACGGCCAGCCCAAGATCGACGGCACCTACTTCACCCGCGCCTCCTCTCTGGCCAAGGTGCTGGAGGACCAAGGTGGCCTCATCAGCTGGAAGGGGAAGATGGCCGCCTACGGCATCGCCCACAACGATGACCTCAGGGCACTGGCCGCCACCACGGACTTGAAGGACTACCGCTGGCGAGACATCGTCGAGCGGGCCTGCGAAGCCGCTGGAGCCTCCAGCGGGGCTGACATCGGCACCTCCATCCACACCGCCACCGAGGAGTGGGACCTCCGTGGTGAGGTGGCCGTCCAGCAGATGCCAGACGAGATCGTGGCCGACGCTAGGGCCTACCGAGACCTCATGGACGCCTACGGCTTCAAGCCACTGGCCGGAGAAGTCTTCGTGGCGAACAGGACTCTGAGGACCGCCGGATCCTTCGACCGTCTGGTGATGAGCCCCGAGGGCACCACCCACATCTTGGACATCAAGACCGTCGGCTCAGACAAGGACGCGGAGAAGGCAGCCAAGTGGTCGGGGGTGGCATGGGCCATCCAGACCGCCGTCTACGCCAACGCCAAGCCCTACGACGCCGACCGGGGCTACCTGGAGTGGGCCGATCTTGACCTTCCAGAGCCAGCCTCCGAGGGTCAGGCCGCCTACATCGTCGTGATCCCACGAGGCAGCGGCACGGCCGCACTCGTGGACATCGACCTCACCGAGGGCATGGAACTAGCCCAGCTGGCCGCTCAAGTACGGGACGCCCGACGGTCCAAGCCCGCAGCACCTCGACTTCCACAAGAACAACTCACGACCAAGGAGGACAAGAAGTGACCACCCCCATGTATCCAGCAGACCTGTCCGAACTCAAGGACGAAGCCCCCTATGTGAACTGCCGGGAGTTTGCAGCGTGGCTTGAGGACCGCTTCACCCTAGAGGGCATCTTTGAGCGGATGTGCTCATCAGGCAGCACCGACCGCTGGACCCGCCGCTACTACCACTGGAAGAAGGAGTCCCTGACCAACCGAGTCCAGGTGGGCAAGGTTGACGAGTTCTTGATGGACGTGTTCGGCATTGAGGTCATGATCAACGACCTGCCCGACTGGCTGTTCGCCTACGACACCCGCGCCTACGGAAACTCCCCGGCCACCAAGGAGATGAGGGAGGCCGCACTGGCCCGCATCGCAGCCGGAGAGACGGCATCGCAGGTGGCCGAGGACATCGGCCGATCTGTGAGCACCGTGGCCAAGTGGGCTACCAAGGCCCGCAGGCAAGCCGCAGCGGCATGAGTTGGCCGAACTGGACAATCCTGCCCACCGAGGAGGGCTACGGACTCTCATGGAAGGTGTGGACCGAGGCTGGCTCAGAGAGTGGCTGGACGGCCACCAAGGAGCGGGCCATGAGTGAGGTGGACGAAGCCTGCCGGAGGCTCCACGTGGCCGAGCCGCCCGATCAGCCGCTCTACTGGAACACCGACAAGTTGAAGGCAGCCGTCGAGGCCATGAAGGACGCCCAGTGCGTCCCCGAGTCTCACGAGACCGACCAACTCCTGACCCGTGCCATCCATCTGGTCGAGGACGTCATCAGGGAGGAGCCCCTTGGCTGAGATAAGGCTAGACACCCCCCATGGCTGCCGGGACGAGTTGGAACGGTGCTCCAACGGCATCGCCACCCTCATCCCCGACCTGACCACCGCCATCGAGACCTTGGCACGTGTCGAGGTGGAACTGGAACTGGCAGAGGCCCTAGCCACCGTCGAGGTGGCCCAGAACTACCCCAAGATCACCGCCACCGAGATGAAGGCACGGGTAGTCAGGAAACTGGCAGCGGACGACGGTCGAGGCACCCTAAGGGGCCAGAAGACCGTCTTGTCGTCCACCGTGACTGCCCTGACCGCCCGCATGAGGGCCCTGGAGAAGCGGATGTCGGCCGCCCAGTCGGCCTTGAATGACCACCAAGCGGAGGCCCGGTCGGCCGGACTGGTGGGACGGTGAATGTCGGCTCACTATTCACAGGGGTCGGAGGCTTCGACCTCGGCCTTGAACGAGCAGGCCACAACATCGTCTTCCAGTGCGAGTCCGACGCCTACCGACGCCGAGTCCTTAGACGCCATTGGCCAGACGTCACTATCTACGAAGACGTCCGAGGAGAGATCACGGGAGACATTGACCTCCTCTGTGGAGGCTTCCCCTGCCAAGACCTCTCAGTCGCAGGCAAACGGGCAGGGCTTGCAGGAGATCGGAGCGGCTTGTTCTTCGACGCAGCCCGACACGCTGACAATCTTCTCGGAGATGGAGGGTGGCTCCTCATTGAGAATGTCCCCGGCCTTCTGTCGAGTAATGAGGGACGGGACATGGGAGTGGTCATCGGGACGCTGGCCGACCTCGGCTTCACTGATCTCTCCTACAGAACTCTGGACAGCAGATACTTCGGAGTGCCCCAGCGGAGGAGGCGTGTCTTCATCCTTGCCAGACGTGCTACAGGCAGACGTGCCCTCCAGGTTCTACTTGAGCCCGAAGGCAGCGGCCGGGATAATCCGACGGGCAGAAAAGCGGGGGAAGGCTCTACCAGACCATCTCAACGAGGCCCTGCGGACCCTCGCAGAGGGGACATCTCATACGCCGTCACCTCGAAGTGGGTCAAAGGCAACGGAGGGCCCTCAGGAGATGAGTGTCAGAACCTTGTCGCAGGTGAGGCGGCTAACCCCGACGGAGTGCGAGCGGCTTCAAGGCTTCCCGGACGGGTGGACGACGCTCCCGTGACCTCCCCTGTCGATCTCAAGCCTGACGGCCGACGCTACGCCGCCATGGGAGACGCCGTGACCGTGAATGTCGCCCAGTGGATTGGACAACGCCTAAACGAGCACGGAGGTGACGGATGAGCCGCTGGTATGCCATGAGCACCCACTTCTTGACCGATGAGAAGGTCGAGGGCCTAGGTGAGGAGCACGGCCCAGCCGGACCTCTGGTGATGGTGGCCCTGCTTTGCCGAGCCAAGACTCAAGCCCAAGGTGGCAAGGTGGACGGCACCTACCGTGACTTGGCCCACCTGTCCTTCTCTGATCGGGACGAGATCAAGGACATCCTCACCACGGCCCTCAAGGTGGGGATGGTCGAGGGAGAACTCAACGGCACGGGCTACCGCTTGTCCTTCCCCAAGTGGGAGAAGTGGCAGGCCGCCTTCCGCAAAGCCCAGTCTAGGAGCCGAAAAAAGGCCGACGAGTCACGGGGTGTCACGGACGGTCACGAGTCGTCACGGAAAGTCACTAACAAGACAGAACAGAACAAGACAGAACAGACCCCCAAGCGGCTGACCATTGAGAAGGTCTACCACGAGTGGGTCAGGGCCACGGGCAAGACGGGCACCATTCTCACTCAGGAGCGGAAGCGGAAGATCGTCAAGGCCCTCCAGGACTACCCGCTAGAGGACGTGGTAGACGCCGTCAGGGGCATCGCAGAGAGTCCGTGGCACAACGGTGAGAACCCCGAGAAGCGGAAGTGGCTGGACCTCACCCTAGCCCTCAGGGACGGAGCCCACATTGAACGCTTCCGTGACGAGCACCGTGGGGCGAACAAGGTCAAGGCCCCGTCCTCCCTCGACTACGACCCGTTGATCGACGGATGAACGGCCTCGGAGAGATATGGCAGGAGCGTCGTCGAGCCATCCTGCTGGCCTCGGACGCCATCGTCAGCCGGGACAACAAGGCATGGTCAGAGGTGGACGACCTCCTGTTCTCGGTGCGGTCCGCTCGACCAGCGGAGTCCGAGACCTTCAAGAAGGAGGAGGCCCCCAAACACCTCAAGGCCCTCCTCGACGACCCGGCAGTGGACACTTTCCCGCTCCCCTTCGCCCGCTTGAACAAGTGTCTGCTAGGTGGACTCCGCCGGGGCCAGACCTTCGTGCTGGCCGCCGACCCAGCCATCGGCAAGTCGGTCTTGGCCGATCAGTGGGCCGAGCACATGGCCCTCAACGGAGCCGACGTGCTGCTGATGATGAACGAGATGCAGCCAGTGGACCGGGCCGCCAGGTGGGTCCAGAGACGCACGGGCATCCACGAGGAGAAGGTTCTGTCCAAGGACCTGACCGAGGATGAGCGGGCCACCATCCTCAAGGAGGCCGAGACGTTCCCCTTCGACATGGTGAACATCGCCGGAGAGTCCTTCCGTGACGTAGCCGACCGCCTCCGCCAGACCAAGCCCGACGTGGCCGTCGTGGACCTTCTGAGCCGCTTCGACTACCAAGACGAGCGGAGCCTCAGGTTGGGCATGGCCATGCTGACCAACGCAGCCCACCAGTCCAAGTGTGGCCTCGTGGTACTTCATCACCTCAATCAGAGACGCCAACGGGAAGACGGAAGCCGCCCGTCACCGACCCTCCAGGATCTTCGTGACTCGGGCTCGGTTGGTGGCTTCGCAGACATCGTCGGCTTCTTGAGCCGTGACTCCAACCCGGACGACCCAGTTCAACTCATGGCCACTGGCAAGTTGAGGCTGGCCAAGGTCAGGGCAGGTCGAGTCGGTGGGATCCGGGTCAGGTTGAACTCGACCAACATCCGCTTCGACGAGGTAGCCGACGGAGAGGCACTGGGTGTCTGACCGAGTCACAGAAGGGGCCGCAGCGGCCCTACAAGCCATCCTCGCCGCCAAGCACCCGCAGGCTGACATCCAAGTCGTCCCAGTGGACGGGTCTGACCATGAAGGTGACGTAGCCCTGCCCGATCTCGGGGACCTCAAGCCCGTCAAGGTGTGACAACTTCATCCGGCTGGTCAGTGGCTCGGTCCCCTTCTTGACCCAGACCACGTCAATCGCCCCACGGATGACCGCCTGCTTCTCCTCGACCGTCAGGGTGGGCCAGACGCCGCGGATGTCGTGGGCCACCTCCGGCTTGTCGGCTGCCCTGATCGACGCCAACTCACGACGAGCGGCTTCAACGGCCTCCACCCGCTTCTTCAACCCTTCGGCCACATATTCGGCCCCCACGTCTGCCAAGTCCACCGCTCGCTGGAACTCCTGCAACTCGACCTCGGCCCGGTCGGCAGCATCGGTGGCCCGCCTCAGTGAGTCAGTGCCCTCCCGAGCCTCAATCCGCAGCCGCTTCCCGAGATGGACCAGCACCGCCCGCTCCACGATCTCATCAGCGTCTTGGACCTTGGCCCACGCAGGGGCCTCACAGGTCCCGGCCACCCCGTGGTCCCGCTTGCATCGGTAGTAGCCGTTGGACCTGCTCATCCCACGCCGACACCCAGTGCACCGCATCAGGGCACTCCCAAGCAGGGCTGGCTCACCTCTCAATCGTCGAGTCTTGACCCACTGGGCAGCCCTCCACTCGTCCTCAGTCACCAGTGGCTCGTGGGCCTCCAGGTTGGGTGGGAAGCCTTGCACGTGTATCTCCCCTCGGTAGACCCGGTTGGACAGGAGACTGGTGCAAGCAGACGTTCCCCGGCCAAGGTGCCGTGAGATGTCGGACATGCCCACCCCCTTGGCCTTCATCTGGAACGCCTCCCTGACTAGGGTGGCCTCTGGCTCCTTGGGGTGCAGTTTGCCGTCCCCTCCGTCCTTGGCCCGCTGGCACTGGTAGCCCAGCGGCACCTTCGGGGCTCCCCAGATGCCACGCTCCACGGCCTGCTTCTTGGCCTGCACGAAGCCGTTGGCCATCCGTTCCCGCATCATGGCTGCCACTGACAAGAACATGTTGCGAGCCATGCGGCCCTCAGGGGTGCCCACGTCAAAGGCTTCGGCCACGGCTATCACTCGACCTCCCGCCGACTCGACCCGCTCTATTACCGCCAAGGCGTCGGTGATGTGGAGCCGTGACAGACGGTCCAGCTGGGCCACCATCACTCCGGCGTACTGGCCAGACTCCACCCCGGCCAGCACCTTGTCCAAGATCGGCCGGGACTTCTTGGCCCCTGAGACATCCAACTCCGGCTCCAGAATCTCCACCTGGAGGCCGTGTTGGGCAGCGTAGGCCCGCATCCTGTCGGCCTGCTGCTCAGGTGAGATCAGGGTCTCCTGACGGTCTCCCACTCGTGAGACCCGTGAATAGCCTGCAAAGGTGCCCTTTACGTCCGCAATACCTGACACCGTAACACCATGCAGATGGAGCCGAGAGGTGCCCATGTCCCCTTTGCCGTTAGCAGGTGTGGAGCAGGCAAAGGTGAGGACGGTCTCCCATGAGTGGGGCCGAACACTACCTGACCTCCCATGGAGTCAATCTTGACCTAGCCAAGGAGGCCGGAGTCCGCTGGGACGACGGCAACATCTACTTCCGCTACGAGCCTGTGAATGGCTCTGCCTACGAGCGGATCCGCTCCCTGTTCGACGGCATCTGCCGCCAGCCAGCCGGGAAGCCCCTCGACCTCTACTGGCCGTTGGGGCAGGCCAACAAGGCCACCATCCTCCTCTGTGAAGGTGAGTCTGATGCCCTAGCCGCAGCCTCCATCCTTGACCGCTCAGATCACCCGATGCTCCGAGGCATGTGCCCGGTCGGTGTGCCCGGAGCCTCTGCTCCAGCCAATCGCATGGCCCGTCACATCTTGTCCCTCAAGTGTGGCCCCGTCTACCTAGCCTTCGACCCCGACGAGGCAGGCCGGAAGGCCACCGAGCGGTGGGTGCTGGCCCTAGAACGCATCGCCACACGGGCCATCCCGGTCGAGTTGCCCGAGGGCAAGGACCTAGCCGACTGCCTCGTGGAGCAGGGTGACGAGGCCGAGGACTGGCTGGCCAATCGTCTGGCCGACTTCGACGCCGCAGCGGACACCACTCGGATGGTCCAGCGGGCCGTCAAGGAGATGTTGGCCGCGTGACCGAGTGCTTCTTCGCCCATGTCAGTGAGTGCGAGTTCCGGGCCGACGGCCGCCCAGATCGGATGCACCTGATACCCGCCCAGAGGCTTCGCAAGGCTGGACTCAAGCGGAAGCAGGTCCAAGACCCTCGGCTCATCAGGCCGGGGTGCCGGAAGCACCACCACCAGTTCGACAACGGCTTCATCCGCTTGGAGCGTGTCGAGATACCGCAAGAAACCGAGGAGGCCGCTGCCGAATACGGAGTGGAGTGGTCTCTGGACCGTGACTACGGGGAGGCCACATGAGCACCTGCTCTGAGTGTGGCTCCACGGTGGTCTCGGATGGTCGGGGCCACTTCGTGTGCACCAATCCCCAATGCGGAGTGGCCTTCTAGCCACTCCCGACCTCAAGGAGCCCCCGTGAACACCCTGCTGGCTGGACTGCTCGTTCCCCTCACCATGGTCCTGACTGGACTCATCGGACCTGGAGACACCGACGGAGACGGCATCACCGACTCGTCAGATCGGTGCCCTCAGGTATCTGGCGTCGAGGACCACCTTGGCTGCCCCCACCCAGTCCGCACCGACAACGTCAAGATCACCCGCCCCCCTCGGACCAAGTTCGTCAAGGTCAAGAACTGGCAGCCGTGGTCTCAGGCCACCCCCTCACAGGTCAGCATCATCTTGAGGGAGGAGCAGGCCCGCTGGGGAGGGCCGTGGCTTGGCAATAGGGTGGCGTGTGAGTCCACCTACAACTGGGCCGCCACCAATGGCCAGTATCAGGGCCTCCTCCAGTTCGGCCCGATCTGGCACTCAATGTGGCCGGGAACTCCTCGTGGTGTCAAGTATCAGTCCACCACGAAGCAGCGGAAGCCAGTCATCCGCCACACCGAGTGGACCTCGGGCAAGTGGACCCACCGCACCATCGGCCACCGCACCCAGAAGAAGACGGTCGTGAGATCAGGCCGCCTGCCCCGCTACCCCGACCCGTACCACGCATGGGCAGCCATCCGAGTCGGCCAGCGGGCCGTGTCAGGTGACGGCCCAACAACCTCGTGGGCCTGCGGACTGTGACCCCGGACCAACTCTCAGCCCTGACCTCCCTGATCGTGGCCGTCCTACTCATGCTGGCCGTCATCTTCGGCTGGGGCATGTGATGGACCGGGCTGGCACTGCACCCCACATCCGAGTCGTCCTCACCGACTGGGAGTTGGACCGAGTCCACCATGTCGGGGAGCAGCGGATGAAGTTGAACTCCGGCAACAGGAACGCTGCCCACTATCAGGATGTCTCAAGGCAACAGGACCGCCAGATAGCCGAGCCAGCTGCCGCCGCCTGTGAGTGTGCGGCCGCACGAGCCATGAACCGATACTGGCATGCCTCCTACTGGTCGGAGGGCAGCCATCAGCAGTTCAAGGACACCCCCGATGTCGGGGAGAACATCGAGGTCCGCCGGGTCCGCTACCCCAACGCCCGCGGCTTTGCCGTCGGTGAGAAGGACCGCCACCAGATCGTCGTGGCCTGCTTCGTGGAGTCTGAGGAGGACTTGGACGTGGTGAGGGTGCTGGGCTGGATGCACGGTGCCACGGCCCTCAACCTTGGCCAGATGACCGACTACGGCCGCCTCCGGGCCCCGATCTCAGCCCTCAGCCTTGACGGCATGAACGGAGAACTAGTCGAGCCGAGCATGGCGGTGGCGGCATGACGACCTTCAAGGTGTTGGAAGGCCACGTCATTGACCGACTCGCAGACCTGGAGGATGAAAGCGTCCAGACCTGCATCACTTCGCCGCCCTATTGGGGACTTCGGGACTACGGCTCCGAGGACCAGCTGGGGCTAGAACCTAGCCCCGAGCGATACGTGAAGAACATGGTCAAGGTATTCCAAGGGGTCAAACGGGTGCTCCGTGAAGACGGCACCGTCTGGCTCAACCTTGGGGACTGCTACGCAGGCCCACGCTCGGCTGGTGGGGGCACTATGGCTGGCTTCAACGACCGCTATTTCGGGACGGACAACGGTGGCGGCAAACAAGCGGACGTAGACACGTCCAAGCCCCCCCGGCCTCAGGTGCAGGGTCTCAAGCCCAAGGACCTCGTCGGCATCCCGTGGCGAGTGGCTTTTGCCCTCCAGGAGGACGGGTGGTATCTCCGCTCCGACATCATCTGGCACAAGCCCAACCCGATGCCGGAGTCGGTCACTGATCGGCCCACAAGGTCTCACGAGTACTTGTTTCTCCTGACCAAGTCGCCCCGCTACTACTACGACGCCGACGCCATCAGGGAGGTCGGCACGGTACCTGCTGGAACTCGTGCCGCAAAGGGAAGCGAAGAACGTCACGGCCAGCCGGGGGTCAGTAGTCGGCCGCCGGAATACAAGGTCTACGACGGACTCAGAAACAAGCGGTCAGTCTGGACGGTCACGACCAAGCCATTCAAGGGAGCCCACTTTGCAGTCTTCCCTCCCGATCTCATTGAGCCATGCGTGCTCGCAGGTAGCGGACAGGGTGACCTTGTCCTTGACCCATTCACTGGCTCTGGCACCACTGGCCTCGTCTCACTGAGGCACGGTCGAGACTTCGTCGGCGTAGAACTCAACCCTGACTACGCTCAGATGGCACGAGACCGCATCCAGCAGGACGCTCCTCTGTTGAACGAGGAGGTGGCCGCATGAGGGAACGCCAACTCCTGATCGGTGACTGCTACGAGCAGATGAAGACCTTGGACGAGGGAAGCGTGGACGCCATCGTCACCGACCCGCCCTACGGCCTCTCCGCCGAGCCTGACATGGCAGAAGTCCTCCGCCACTGGCTGTCTGGTGACGACTACGAGCATCGGGGCAGCGGTTTCATGGGCAAGTCGTGGGACTCCTTCGTCCCCGGCCCCAAGGTCTGGGAGGAGGCATACCGAGTGTTGAAGCCTGGAGGACACCTCGTGGCCTTCTTCGGCTCTAGGACCTACGACCTCGGAGCCATCGCCATCCGGCTGGCAGGCTTCCACGTCAGAGACCAGTTGCAGTGGCTCTACGGCTCAGGCTTTCCCAAATCCCTCGACGTGGGCAAGGCCATAGACAAGGCAGCCGGAGCGGAGCGGGAAGTGGTAGGCCGAAGAACTACTGGAATCGGCACTGGTCAAGGGACAACACCGATCATGCAAGACACCGACAACATCTATGTCACCGCCCCCGCCACAGATGCCGCCAAGCAGTGGAACGGTTGGGGCACCGCCCTCAAACCCGCACACGAACCGATAGTCCTAGCCCGCAAACCGCTAGACGGGACGGTTGCCGAGAACGTCCAAGAACACGGGACGGGGGCACTCAACATTGACGGGTGTCGGATACAGGCCAACGGTGAACGGTTTGGTGGCGGTGCGGCTGGCACTTCTGGCTTCGTCAATGGCTATGCAAGCGGAGACGGCTTCAAAGAATCCACGGAAGGCCGCTGGCCCGCCAATCTAATCCTCGACGAAGCCGCTGGTGAGATGCTGGACGAGCAGAGCGGGGAGCAGAAGTCGGGGACAGCGGTGAGGCGCAATACAGGACACGGACGGCACTTCGGGGTAGCAGACGATGGACTTGGTGACACCACTCCAACACACGATCTTGGCTATGGCGATACAGGAGGAGCCTCCCGCTTCTTCTACTGCCCCAAGACCTCCAAGGCCGAGCGGAACGCGGGGCTGGAAAAGACCAACAATGTTCACCCTACCGTCAAGCCGATCGACCTGATGCGGTGGCTAGTCCGACTGGTCACACCACCCAACGGCACTGTCCTCGACCCGTTCACGGGCTCAGGCTCTACGGGGTGTGCCGCCATCTTGGAGGACTGTGACTTCATCGGCATTGAGCAGGACCCTGACTACGCCGAGATCGCCAGTGCCCGCATTGACTGGTGGAGCACCTTTGACTCAGGAACTTCAACCGAGGCAGCCCTAGAAACTGGCTCAACTGAGTCAAAAAGCAGAGACGCTGGGCAACTGGCCATTGGGGATGTCTTTTGAGCCGCCGCAAGACCGCCCAACGAGGCCCAGCCAAGAAGGCCGAGCCAGAGTCCAAGGTGCGGTGGCTCATCATCAACAAGGAGACCGGGCAGCCAACCTATGGCTGCTGGAACGCCCTCCGGCATGGCATCTCAACCAAGGACAAGGCCGAGCAGGAGGCCAGACACCTCGTCCTGGAGACCGAGGTCGTGGCCGTCCACACCTTCTTCAACAAGCCCAACCCCGACGAGGAGGCCGCATGATCTTCACCGCTAAACACGCCCACCTCGTGATGTCCGGCAAGAAGACCCAAGCCCGACGCCCAGCCGGAGAGACCACCCCTCCATACAAGCCCGGACGGTCCTATGCCATCCAGACAGCAGTCGGCAAGCCCCCGGTCGGCCGGGTCCAGATCGTCGCAGTCAGCCCCGAGCGTCTAGGTGACCTGACCTTCGACAGTGCCCGTGCCGAGGGCTTCCGCACCCGTGAGGAGTTCTACACCTACTGGGAAAACACCTACAAGATGTCCGACCCTGACCTCGTGGTCTGGGTCTACATTGTGGCCCCGACCACTGAGCGTCGGTATCTGGCCAAGCGGATGGCCCAAGGGGAGCGGCTTGGCAAGACCAGAGACTACGTCGGCCGACCGCACATGGCCGTCCGTGACGAGCCCGAGGTCGTGCCTCCTGACTACCAAGCGAAACTGGTCGAGGAGGGAGTGGCCAAGTGGGAGCAGGATAGGACCGATGAGATAAACAACCTCGACTCCGCCCCGGTGGAGATCAGGCTGGCACGGCTTCGTCAGATGCAGGCCCAAGGTGGCGTGAACATCGACCGCCACCTCAAGGCCATCACCTCCAGGATTGAGGCAGCTGAGAAGCGGGCAGGCATCCGGCCGTCCTAAGTGTGACCTTCCGTCCGCGGCCCCTGTCATTATCTGCGGACGCTTCGCTCACTGGGCCTTGGCATCGCCACATACGGTGCCCGCCGCGGTGTAGCCGTTGTATGCCTTCTAGCCCCTCACAGGGCCCGCGCACCCGCCGCTCCCTTCCGGCTGGTGTGCACTGCGGCATGGAGGAGTGGCACCTCGCCCAGCCCATCACTGGGAGACGCACGTTCGACTCGTGCTGCCGCCATCGGGATGTTCGGCCACCTTCTGGCCCCTTCCCACACGGGTGTGGTGAGAACCGCCACGCCCACCATCTTCTTGCCGACATCGTCCAAGCCCACCAGACCACCTTCCGTTGGGGCTGACGAACACGGCACGACCTTATGACCAGAGCCGCCAAGATATGCCCAGAGCCACGGTGCCCCAACCTCGTGCCCTGTCCACTCCACACCAAGGAGCCATGGGCAGGCAGCACTCGTAGCACCCGCACCGTCTCGGGCAGCCGCCAGCAGAAGCGGGCACGGTGGGTCATGGCCAAGCACTCAGGCATCTGCCACGTGTGCGGACAACCTGGAGCCGATCAGGTAGACCACGTCATCCCCCTCTCACAGGACGGACCAGACGAGGTGGCAAACCTCCGGCCCGTCCACTCCGACCCCTGCCACAAGGAGAAGACCTCGGCCGAGTCACTGGCTGCAAGGACCGCACCCAATGGATGAAGCCCCCCACATCCCCAAGCGTCGAGCCCTACACGACGCCATCCAAGACCTCCTAGTAGAGGACGGACTGGTAGTCCACTGGGTAGTCATCGCAGAGGTGACCGACGGGAACTCCAAGCAGGTGGCCCAGTATGCAGGAGGAGGAGCAGACGGCCTAGAGCAGCCCACCGAGTGGGCCCGCATAGGACTCTGTGAGACCGTGACCACAGTCCTCAAGGACGCCGTGCTCGGCATGTATGTCTCCTCAGAAGAAGACGATGTCCTCCGTGAACTGTGGGAGGAAAACGATCAACGGCTAGACGAGGATGAGGAGTAGCAGGCCGGGGGGTGTGAGGGTGGGGGGTGCCCCCCATGCCTGTCTGAGCGGGACCGTTGAGGGCTGGCACTGACCATCTGTACGGGTCCTAGAACTTTCAACTCAAGCGTGGAGCCGCATGGCACACGAGTCCAAGGAGGAGCCGCATGGCACCCGGACCAGCACCGAAAGACCCCAGCCAGAGAAGACGACGGAACGCCCCCGCCCGTGGCGAGTGGGTAGACCTTCCCGAACTCGACAAGCCCGTCTTGCCCGATCTCCCCGAGGGTGACTGGTCCAAGCGGACCGAGGACGCATGGTCGAGGTGGCGTAGTGACCCGGCCACCACCCAATACTCCCCGGCCGCCATCTCCCAAGCCATCAACCTGCTCTACCTCTACGAGGGCTGGGTCCGAGGTGACGAAAAATACTCCGAGGTCCGCCTGACCATGGACGGTCTGGGCCTCACGCCGAAGGGGAAGCGGGACCTCAGATGGAGGGCACCTGAGGAGGTCAAGGAGGAGCCCGCTAGAACTCGTCCCAGTTCGACTTCACGGGTCCGCATCGCCACCAAGTCGTGATGCTGGAATACCCGCACCCCACCCTAGGCCTCCAGGTGGCCGACTGGATTGAGGCCAACTGCGTGGTGCCCGATGGTGACCACGCCGGAGAGCCGTTCATCCTCACCGACGAGCAGCTGCTATTCCTCTGCAAGTTCTACCGCCTGACCGATCAGGCCAGCCCGGACGCCCCCACCCATGCCTTCCAGTATCGACGGGCCATGCTGGTCCGGCCCCAGAAGTGGGGCAAGGGGCCCCTCTCCGCTGCCCTCGTCCTAGCCGAGGCCGCAGGCCCGGTCCTGTTCGACGGCTGGGACGCCGAAGGCTTCCCCGTAGGACGCCCGTGGGCCTCGCCGTGGATACAAGTTGTGGCGGTCTCCGAAGATCAGACCGACAACATCTGGAACGTGCTGGTGCCCATGGTCGAGTTGGGTGGCCTCAAGGCAGACATCCCCGACACGGGCCGCACCCGCATCAACCTCACCACCGACTCGGGAGCCGCAGGCAAGATCGAGCCCGTGACCTCGGCCGCCATCTCAAGGCTCGGCCAGCGGACCACCTTCGTCGTGATGGACGAGACGCACTCCTGGAACCGCCAGAACGGTGGCATCAAGTTGGCCGACACCCAACGCCGAAACCTAGCCGGAATGGGTGGCCGATCTCTGGAGACCACCAACGCTTGGGACCCGGCAGAAGCCAGCGTGGCTCAGATGACGGCCGAGGCCAAACTGGACGACGTGCTCGTGGACATGGCCAAGCCGCCGGAACTCTCCGTCCGCAACAAGGAGCACCGCCGCAAGATGCTCAAGGCCGTCTACGGGGACTCATGGTGGGTAGACCTTGAACGGATTGAGGCCGAGGTCAATGAACTCATGGCCCGTGACCCCAATCAGGCCCGCCGCTTCTTCTTCAATGAGATCGTGGCAGGCTCCGACCGAGCCTTCGACGTAGACCTCTGGAAGTCACTGGCCGACCCCCACGAAGTCCCTCAAGGTGCCCTAGTCACCCTAGGCTTCGACGGCTCCCGCCGTCAGGACTCCACCGCACTGGTGGGGACCGAGGTGGACACCGGCTACCAGTTCGTGGTCGGTGTCTGGGAGAAGCCGGACGACGTCTACGAGGAGGACTGGGAGGTGCCGGAGGCCGAGGTGAACGAGGCCGTCCGCTGGGCCTTTGAGGACTCTGGGTGGGACATCTGGAGAATGTATGCCGACCCACCCTTCTGGGAGTCGGCACTGGACCGCTGGGCCTCCGTCTACTCAGCAGACCGCATCATCCGCTGGTGGACCAACCGCAACAAGGCCATGGCCTACTCACTGCAAGCGTGGGTGACCGACTGGTCGAGCGGGGGCCTAAGCCACGACGGGAACGAAGCCCTGACCCGCCACATCGGCAACTCCATCAAGACCAACACCCGCATCAAGGACGAGCAGGGTGGGTGGCTCTGGACCATCCGCAAGGCCGGAGCAAAAAGCCCACAGAAGATCGACCTAGCCATGGCTGCCTGCCTCTCATGGGAGGCACGAGGGGACGCCATGCGAGACGGCGCAACTACCAAGACCAACTTCAAGACCGCTGGATGGTGACCACATGGCTGACGAAAAGACGCTCAAGTATTGGCTCCAGGTCCTCAACGAGGAACTGGATGATCGGATCCCCGACCTCAACCGCATGGAGGACTACTACGAGGGAGAACACGCACCCCCCAATCACGTGAGGGAGTTGAAGGTTGAGTCCGAGTGGCGTGTCCTGACCAAGCAGGCCAGCACCAACTGGCCAGCCCTGATCGTGGACTCGGTCGAGGAACGCATGGAGGTCACGGGCTTCCGCTTCGGTGACACCGATCAGACCGACGAGGATGTCTGGAACATCTGGCAGAAGAACAACTTGGACGCCGACTCAGCCCTCGTCCACAAGGCAGCCCTGTCCGGCATCGGCCGCTCCTACGTCATCGTCTGGGCCGACGAAGCCGGGAACGCACAGATCATTCCCGAACACGCCTCCACCACGGTCGTGGCCTACGACCCCCAGCAGCCACGCCGCCGACTTGCAGGGCTCCGCCGCTGGCGTGAGGGCAAGTTCTGGTACTGCACCGTCTACCTCCCCGAAGGTCTGTTCAAGTTCCAGACCGAGCACGAGTCATCCCTGCCAAGGGGTGACAACTGGGTCCGCCGTGAGGTGCCAGACGAGCCGTGGCCGCTACCCAACCCGCTGAGAGTGGTCCCCATCGTCGAGGTGCAGGTGAACCGACGCCTCAAGCCGGGGATGTTCGGTGAGACCGAAGGTGAGTTTGAGACCGTCATCCCGATCTGTGACCGCATCAACACCACCATCTTCGCCGGGATGCTGGCCCAAGCCTACGCCGCATGGCCAGTCCGTGCCCTGATCGGCTCACCGCTCCAACTGGACGAGAACGGTGACCCCGTGGCCCCCTTCTCCCTGTCGGTAGACCGCCTCGTCCAGATCGAGAACCCGGACGCGAAACTCCAGCAGTTGCCCGAGTCGGACCTGTCCAACTACGTCCGCTTCGCAGAGATGCACATCCGCCACCTAGCCGCCGTCACCAAGACCCCCGCCCACTACCTCCTCGGAGACACCATGGCCAACCTGTCCGCCGACGCTATCCGAGCGTCCGAGGCTGGTCTGATCTCCAAGGTCCGACGCCACATGGTCACCACCGGGGAAGCGTGGGAGGCCGTGATGAGGCTGGCCCTCCAGGTCGAGAACCCCGGAGACCCGCGGTCACTTGCCGTCTCAGCTGAGGTCAAGTGGAGGGACCCAGAGTCCCGCTCGCAGGCCGAACAGGCCGACGCCGCGGTCAAGTTGGCCACCATCCTGCCGTGGCAGGCCATCGCAGAGAAGATACTCGGAGCCACCCCTCAGGAGGTGGCCCAGTGGGAGGCCCAGAAGGCATCCGACCAACTCGGTGCCCTCATGTCCCAGCCCATGGAACTGCCTGAGCAGCAGTAGATGGCCTCACCTCTGGCAGAGGCCCACAAGGAGGCCCAGTCCCGTATCCGCAGAGGCACTGCCCGAGCCGTCGGGCAGGTCTGGAAGGAGTTGGGCTCCTACGACCGCTCAGACGTGAACCGCTACGTCCTAGCCGTCACCCCAATCATCGAGGGTGGGAAGCGTCAGGCAGTGGCCACCGCGGCATCCTTCATCGGCCGCACGGTCAAGAAGCCAGCCCCACTCGTAGACACCGACCGCATCGTCAGGGAGACCCGCCGAGGAGTGCCGGAGTCAGAAGTCCAGCGGAGGGCCTTCGTGGCCACCTGGACTGC